GGTCTCCTATGATAGTAATGACATCCCCACTTGTTGGGCTGTGGTCTGTGCCACCACTCCCAGAGGTATCTATGAATGTGATACTGCCTGTGCCATCTGCATTGAGAGTTGTATTGTAGTGTGTGCTTTCTGTCTGTAGTGTGTCGTTTCTAAATACTTGTATCTCACTTGCTGCATTGACCTGGAAGTTAAATGTGTATGGTCCATCTTGTCCAGTTGATGTAGACTGTACTCTTCTTGCTACTTCATTTATATCAAAACTTGCCATCTATCTGCCTTGTTGTTGTTGTTTTTGAAACGCTCTCTCAGTCAAATCACTTACATATTGTGTTGCGAACTCTTTAGTCTTGTCTTGATAAAACCTAAAAATTCTATTGATTTCATCTTCTTGGGTTGCTACTGATCTATCGTTGCTGTAAGGTACTTTACTTCTAAAACTTTGTGCGTATTCACTATCCCCTTGTGTAATCTCTGCTATTGTTTCCCACATAGTCATGTCGCCTTTATCAGCAAAAGGTGCTGTCCCATCCAAACCAATGTAGCTATGCTTTGAGGTAGCCAAATATGTATGCAATTGATTTTTCTCACCTTGATTTAGTTTCACCCTTGCAAACTCTTCACCTAAATCTATGGCATACAATCTTGTATCTGGTATAGCAATACCATTTTTAGCTAAATATCTTGTAGATGCCACATCTCTTGGCAGTATATCATAAGTAACCTTGCTTGTAATTATACTTTTTTTGCCCTCGTTCCCATAGTTGTCAAGCACACCATAATTGTTGTTAGGAAAACCTATCACATCCGTTGCAAGACCAAATTGATTTTGTTTCTTCTCGTAGTATTTTTTTACCTCATTGAAACCTGTGGCAAATATTGCATCCCCTTCAGATATGTTTTCAGGAGTTGTATCTCTTACTGTTGGATCCCAAACGTCTGTAACATATTGTTGTATACTTGGACTACCAACGCCTGTTCCTTGTGCTAAAGCATCACCATATTCTAAAAAATAATCTCCAACTATACCTGCAATTAACTCTTGTGGTGTTTCTCCACCTTCTGTTGGATCGTATGCCTCTACCCCATCTAGTATTCTGTCTATGCTATCATGGGCGTTGAATATTTGGTCTATCGTCATAGCATCTGTTAAGACAAAAACAGTAGACCTCAATAAATCTACTGAGTCTTGCGTACTTATACCATCTAATTCGTCTAAAGTTTGAAAATATTTTGATACACCTACTAATATATATTTTAGGTTTTCTAAAGTGTCCAAACTTGCAAATTGCGTAAATTTTGTTGAGGGATCGTTGTCTTTTCTAACATTTATAGAATATGGCTCTATGCCCAAACCTGCGTACGCTAGTTCCTCTTGTTTGTTTCTTGGTTCGCCTGATATGCAAACTGTTTGATCTCTCTCTAAATCACATAGTCTGTCGTACAATGCAAAGGCTAAAGTAGCACCAATAGCCTGTTTGGCTAACACATTGTCTGCCATATCTCCACCACCTATAAAGTCCTCTTTCCTGCGTTGCTTGAAGAAAGCTAATGGTGTATAATCTGTTCCCCTTGCGATAGTGTTTAACATAATTCTTGGTAATAAGAACGCTGGTTTTAAAGCAAGATTATCAACCTTTTTGTAAAAATACCTTCCTGCTCTTTCAAACATACCATCTGCTTTTGATATTTTATTTGTGAGCGTTAGGTCTCTGCCTATATCAATAGCTTTATCCATGTATACGTTTGGATTTGACAAATATTTTTGGAACTCATTTGATGCTAACTCATAATCGCCAGTATCAAGTAATACTTTTCTTGCTGATTTGTACGCATCTTTAGAAACCTCTGTTGCAACAATGATAGTCTTAACAGTATCATCCAAACCACCTAAACCATAAGCACCTGCCTTTGGTAAATGTCCCAAAATAAGTGCCATGAGTGGTTTGTTCTGTGCAACATAATGGTCAACAATATCTCTCTGCACATCTTTATGATCGTACAAAGCCTTCATTGTGCCACTATCTAGTGTCTCGCCTCTCTTTACAATATTTATTGAATTTCTAATTGCAATCGGTAAAACGTGGCGAAAAGCTTGTATTTGCACTAGTGAATCAACTAACTCAGAATCATAATATTTTGGATTTTTAATACCTTCTACATATTCTTCAAGCAAACCTTTGTTAGATTCATTTGGTAAATATTTTTTAGAAAATTGATTGATTGCCATTGCACCAGGTTCTATGATTTGCTTTCGTAAAGGCTTTGCCACCAAATTTTTAACAGCAGTCTCTGGTACTAAATACATACTGGATTGGAACAGCATACTTTTACCTGCCTTAAATAAAGTTCTTGGACTTGATATTTTTGAAAAAACTAAATTACTTTGTAGCCATTGTGAGAATGTGCTTTTGCCACCACCTTTTGGTTTGCTAATCCAATCCCTGTAGCTAGTAGCAAAGTTCCCCCTTCCGTCATCAGACAATTTTAGATAGTTTTCGGCAAAATCATCAATGTTATCTAGATCATATTCTTTATACAAATTTGTTATACTGTCTCTGTAGTTTGTTTCTGCTAAGTTTTGTGCCTCTAGGTCATCAACATTTGTTTTTCTAGTCTGCACCGATTTTTTTAGTACATTAACTAAGGCATCACTCCTAGCTGCTTGTAAACTCAAACCAGTTGCACCTCTTGCTTGTACGATACCTGGCATGAAATCCTCAGTAGCCAATACTGTAGCAGCCAACTTTAGTTTTGTTTCCTCTACTGTCAGCTTTGCAACCTTACCATTTACCATAACAGTATCTTGTCCACCTTCTATGACCAGCTTAGACAAACGCTGTATTTCTAAATCAATAGATGTAAATAGTAAAGCACCCTTTGCTGCCATAGCTGGGTTTTCGTAGTTGCTATATGATTTTATTCTTTGGTCATTATTAGCTACAAACCTAAATAAATCTGTCCACCCAACCTCAGAGGACAACTGCTTGAGATCATCACTTGTATATATAACATCCTTGTCAGTCGCTTTTAAGGCTTTGCCTATATTCTCGTAACTCTCATTAATAAATTGATTGTATTGTGGTGCTGTTTGTATCTCTAGCACATCAAATCTGTATGGAGCAAAACTTGCAGTAATTTTTGGATCAAACTTTAGTGGTTTGTTGTAAGCAATTATAAGTTCTTTTTTTATAACATTCTTATCAGTTATGCCTTGCTTGTTCAGTTCTGCTAGTCTGATAGCTTTATTTTTTTGTCTTGCTATAGACTCTATGACTTTTGCCAACTGGTCAATTTCAGCCTCTGTCATTTTAGGCATTTGTATTGATGCCACATCTACAAACTGCTCTTTGATGTCTTGCCTAATCTTCTCTTGACCTTTGTCGCTATAGAAAAATTTACCCTGTATAGGATCAAATATTTCGGTGTTAGCATCACTGAAAAAATTACCACTTATCACTTTTTGGTCTGCCAAACTAAGAGGTTCATCATTTGCCATTTTGTCAAGAATTGGGTGTATCTCCTCTGGAGCAACAGACTTTAATTCTTCTAATTTTTTTGCAATCTCATCTGCATTTTTAGCTGTTTTTGGTCCATCAACCAAATCTACAATTATTTGGAAAAGGGTTCTTAAGCCACCACCACTCATTCTTTTTCTCCTGTATCTTCTTCATCTGTTGCTGCTTGTATTCCCAAAAAACCAGCCAGTAATGGATTTCTGATTGCTGCATTTTTAGCTATACTTCTCATTAGCATAAATGAATGGTAAGCCAGTCCTAACCCACCAAATATAACTACACCATTTCCTGTTCCGTCTCTTAGTGTTTTCTTTAAAAACGATTCGTCTTTATCAGAAACTGCCCAACTTGATCCAGCATCCCATATCTTTTTTGACATTGATGGTTCTTCAAATGACATCATCTCATCAAACATACTGATAAAATTACCTTCAGCTTGTTTTGTAAATACAGCCTGATCTGAGTACCAAGCTAATATATTTGATAGGTGCTTGTTTACACCTTTAGCTCTAGCATAACTGTAGACACCAGGATACACAGTACCCACGTTGCCAAACATTCTGGCAATGGCACCAGATGTTTCAAGCTCCTCTGGGTTTATTGATCTTTCAAAAGCTAGTAGATTTGCTCTACTGTTTAAATAGTTTTCTATGAAAGCCATTGATTCCTCTTTATCTCTTGCCAAGCTATTTATTGCTAAGACCATTGGCTCAGTAAAAGCATTGATATTATCTACGACTGCTGTCCCTGCGTCTATTATATCATCACCTGCCACAACTAATCCCTTTTGTATTGGACCTAGTTGCTCTCGTTGGTAGTCTTTGTATTTTCTTACACCCTCGTTTACATAATCTATGTAACTGTAATCAGTTAGTTCTGGTCGTATATTTGACTCTGCTCTAGTTTCCACTACCTTGTTTGCGTTCTCATCAAACATATGAGAAACAGTACCTGGTAAAAAATTATTTTTGTCGTATTGTGCCATTACATTGCATCTAGTTGTATTATTAATGTTGCGTATAATTCAAGCATATTGTCAGCAGATTGTCGGATAGATACAGACATTTGCCCATCTGCTGTATACCCATTACTTGTAGCATCTATTATTGCCACAGCATTGTCTTGATACCTTAACAGTTCCTGTCTTAATCTCTCAGCCTCATCTCTTTGCTTTTGTCTATCATCTGTATTCAATCCATCAAAAAAATTCCTTGGTATATTCATACCCTCAAAATTTATATCTACGACATCCCCATCACGAGACGTTAGACGTATGACTTTTGCAGAATCATAATTAGTATTGTTAAAATTTTTCCTTGTGTATTGAGTTGTGTTCTCTTCAAAAAATGTACGTTTTGTTGCATAGTCATCTACTCTTAGGAACTCATTGTAAAATACACCAATATTCTGTTTTATAAAATTTTTCATTGTGCCTTCGCCTTCTTTTGCGTTCTCACGAAAATCATCATAATTTAACAATATATAGTTTTGGAACTGTTTGTATGCCTCTTTTTCTATTGTACTGTCTATCAAATCAAACTGCCTTGCTATTTCTGTTGTTCCAAGATTTGGATTGTATTTTTGTTTTGTTAAAAAGTTACCGAGATCAGTACTAACGTAACTCATTATGCCTTGATTAAATTCTTTTACTAGTATGCTATCTGTAGCAAAGTCTTTTGTTTTAATATCTTGATAACTTGCAAAACTAACTATTATTTCTGTCTCGCTTGGAATATCATTAAACTGTGAAGTAGGCATAATCTCTGCCAACTCACCTGCTGTTACAACACCTTTTTTATCAAAAAGTAATTGCTCTACTTGGTTTGCTATATCCCCTGGTATCTGCTCTCTTTCTATAGCAGCTATGATTGTATCTTTTGTCTGATCTTGCTCAAGATCCTCTGGTTGGAAATCAAACTCAACCACAACTCGGTTCTTGATTTTGTATTTGTTGTTTATAAATTTTTCTTGATCTGGGTAAGCCTTTATCAAATCTAAACGATCATCGTTTGATGGATTATCTCCCATTGCACGTTCAATTTCACGTTCTTGCAGATTTACAACGTTGTCTATAAAATTTTGATCTACCTCTGGCTCTAGTAGTGGCTCAATCAAAAACTCGTAGGCATCTATGTCTGCATTGCTTTCAGACATTTCAAGTATACCTGCCATTGTTTTGGCTACGTTTGTGTAGGTAGTAGCCTTGTCTGCATAAGCTGAGTCTATTGAAGGATCATCTACAATAACCTGCTCTAATACCTGTTGTATGCCAGCGAGATTGTTTTGTTTAACTGACTGTGCTAAATCCTCAAGCTGTGATGAGGTAAGCGTTAAGTTTTCTATTGTATCTTGTACGCTACCCTTTAATTGTTCAAGTATTCTTTTTTCTGTCCTATTTACATATTCTTGGTTTCCATCATTAGTTAGAACTATAGTTTGATTATTGTTTAGTGCCTCTTCGTACGATTTTGCTGGATCACTTGCATCAAAATTCTTAAGTACTGGACCTGCCAAAGTTTCATTTTCATGTTTAAAAAGATTTTGTTTTTTCTGTTTTGTGAGGTACTTTTCTCTGTAACTAATATCTTTGTTATAAAGAAAATCACCAATCTCTTGATTGAACTGGAATTGTAGAACAGGATCATTGCTAATCGCATCAAGATACCCGTCCCTTCTTTGCACCATATCTTTATAGTGTGTTTCTGGTGCTACCATATTTTCTAAATCATCTTCAAAATCAAGTGTGAGTTGTCTTTGTAATTCAGTTTTCAAATTGCTTATCAAAATACTAGTGCCGATCTCTCTAGTTTTTTTGACATAGGCATTGCCTCCATCACCAAAAAACTTGCCTCTATCTTCATCTGACATAGTTTGTAGCTTTTCTAAATTAACATCTGTTACAGCAGGGTCTGTTAAGACGTTTCTAATAGCACGACTCTCTGCTTGTTCTGCCCCTCTAGCAATGGCAAACTGTGTCATAGAATTTAACTTTTTGTTAAGAGAGCTAAACATATTGGCACTCTCTCTCAACTGCACGAAATCTGCATCTACAGACGCTTGTGCAATTTGACCTCCTTGATACTGTGTTCTTCTTCTAGCCATTATTCTTCTTCTTCATCTCTTGTAAAACCACTAAACAAACCACCTTTTTCAGCAGCAACTATGTCTGTGCCAAATCCAGTAATGGCATCTAAGATACCTGACTGTTGCCTGATAAGACCAGCCTCTTTAGTATTCTTAAACTCAATCAATCCTAGATTTTGTATTATCTCTTCATTAAGTTTTGACAACTGGAAATCTTCAGCACCCTCTCTTATTGACTTAGTTTGTGTTAATAGTGCAGAACCATCATCTGGTAATATACCACTTGCTGCTGCCTGTGCAAGTGCAGCACCCAACGCCTCATTAGTTGCTTTTAGAACTTTAACGCCTTGCTCCTTCGCCTCTAGTTTCTTTTGAGCAGTTCTAATTCTTGACAAATCTGCCTGTGAATCATAGTAAGCCTTCATTGCTTGTGCCTGTTGAAAACTTGTAAAAGCCTCAAGCAAAGAAGAAGAAACAGAAAGAACTGTAAAAAATAATGGGTTCATTGTCCTACACTCACTTTATATTCAACTCCCAACAATGTGAAGAACAAAGGCTGTGATTGTGAAAATGTTATCTGTCCGTTCCTGTCGTATCCGAGCATTGGTTTCCTTCTCTTCTTCCCTGTAAAAAATGTAGATGCAGTAAAGGCTAGATCGTTTCCATTTACTGTTAAATTTTGTGATAAGACCATATTTGTCGTCAATTCTACGATTCTTTTCTTTTGTGCCATTATTGTACCACTAGGTAACTTTAATTCAACAGGTAATGTTTTTACCTTTGGTGTGTAGTCTAGCCCAACCTCAACATAAGACGTTGGGACTGCATCAAGAGTAATAGCACCAGAAGATACTACCTTGTTTGTTTGCATAGCGTCATCAGCTATGACTTTCACAGTTTCTCCCTCAAGGTGAGACAAGCCACTCAGAGATGTGCTACCTGGTAGTGTTCCTCCTGAAAACAAGATCGCACTATCTGTTGTATTATCATCATTGAAAGCCTCGACATAGTAAACATCTGATCCATTGATAGAACGCTTGACTACACAATAAGTCGTCTCCACATCCACAGCCACATTTAGAAATTTATCTGTCTTAGCAAAGTTTGTAACAGCTAGTCTTGTGCTATCAGTTGTTGTTACTGTTAAGTTGTCATCTCCTGGAACTACACGTTTGACTGTTACGACTGCTGCTGCTGGGTTCTTCACTACAAACTGACTGATGTTACCAAAGGCAGTAAAGAGGTTATCTGCTGTTGTATTGTTAGATGAGTTTGGTCTAAAGAAGTGTGTGTTGCCAGATGCAGATGATGGAGCTGAACTACCTACTGCCTCTGACTGTAACGTAATGACTGTGCCATTGTTATCTGTAAATGTAAGCTCTGTGCCTACAGCTATGTTTGAAAAGTCCGATACTGTTATCGTTGCAGCCTCTGGACCTGTAGTTGCCAATGATGGTGCTATTACATTCTGACCACGCAAAACAGAATACATAGCCATTGTACCATCTGTGTTTACAATCATAAGTAAATCACCCTCAGTTGTTGAAGTGGCTTTTCTAAGTGCCATATCTATTGGTGTGCTAAGTAAATGAGAGCTTAGTAGAGATATATTATTTGATACATAAGATAGCTCAACATCACTAAATAAAAACTCCCTAACTGACTTGCCACTTCTTTGTATAAAGATAGTGCCACTCTCTACCCCCACAGGTTTGATGCCTTCTTTAGCACCCCTTCTTGTTGAACCATTAATAACAATGTTGCTAGGTGTAATAGGATCAAGAGATGACTGAGGTACAAAGAACTCACCACCCTTAGTAAAGATTTGCAAGTCTCTCCCACTAAAAAGCCCTATGATAGCGTTGACAGAATCAGTGTCTAAGGTTGCCTCGATTGAATCGTCATCTAAACCTTCTCCTGGGTTGAAGTCAAAGAACCTAGCCACTCTCGAACCAAACAATGTGTTGGGTCTTGACTTGGTTCCCCCTAGGTATAGTCTACCCTCATGGAATGTAGCTGTTCTAGGGAACCCTCTCGTTGCTGACCAAGTAACTTCGTAACCAGATTCAAGAACATAATCACCACTAGCTATGGCACTAGTATCAAAGAAAGGAATCTCTACTATTGCCTCAACAACTGTTCCAGAGTTTAGCTTTACAATCCTTGCTCTGCCTAGACCATCTTTCACTTCTATGTATTGGTTGACATCATCTGCATCAAAAATAGATGATCCTGCTGTAATTGTAATACTACCATCTACTGCTGATGGTGTAATAGTTGTTGATGGCTCTGTCGTTGAGGTAGTAAAAGCATGGAAAGGCACATGGTCAAAGGTTATAGCTGATATGGTCCAAGAGCTATCACTAGCACCTCTTACTACTTTGAATGGTGTCATATCCTCATGCACAAGAATGAGTGTATCAAACGATTGTGCAAAATCCATAGTTGCTAATCTTGCAGATGTTATAGTGGTTGTAAGAAAATCAGTGCCACCACCATTTATATTTGTAACAAGAGCCTTGTCTTTATATACATACATTCTGTTGTTTACAAACAAAAGCATATAACTTTGCGTGGTGGAAAACTCAAAAGGTATTAACCTTGTACCATTTTCTGGTGATCCACCACTGTCTATTTGTTTTATAAACTGTAAACCTTGCCTTCTTTCCACACCACCTTGAGGTTGTATTACTACGTTCCTTGCTTTGTCTAGTGCGTTCGTATATTGGTTTATGTCAATCCTAGAAAACAATAATGGATCAATCTCACCTGTAGTAAAGTTGGTTTGTATTGTGATTGCTCTGCTCATAGCATCACCTTATATCTGTCAATGGGAAATCTACTATTGCGTAATTTGGTCTACCTCTGCCGTCTATGTTCATTGCTTGTCTTAAATAACCACCTCTACCGTTTTCCCCCACGCCACCTAGAGCTATAGTCCTCCAATAATCTGATTTAGTTGTTTGGTCAGTAACTGGTTCTGCTAAATGCCACGCCATCATATACACAAGAAGTTGTACGAAGTAAGAAGGCATGACACCCTCTGTAATTGCTGATGTTACAAAGTCAATAAAAATTTTTTCTTCGTGAGTAGCTATGGTCGGACCACTAGCTGTAAAGAGTATCTCGTAGCTCTGTACTGGTAGAATCCTTGTAGAACTAGAATTGTAAACTTGTAAAGGTGTCCCACTTACAGCAGTGGATGGCATATCGTATTGGTAAGACCATTCATTTACTGGTGTGGTTGATGATCGTGATAGCTCTTGTTTTGTTAGTGCGAATGACCAAGGGTATAGAGATAGAGTCTGTTTCTGAACAGTCTCATAGATATTGTTGCATACAGTTGCTGCATCATTTGTTGTGTCTGTAAAAGAAGATATTGTGTCTGCACCTAGTAGATTGAGTGCTTGGTTGCAGATAGTTATATTTGTATCACCACTTGCCATATTCAGTCCTTGTAGTTAGGGGAGGCTGTTACACCTCCCCATAGTCTTAGTCTGAGTCAGTAGCTGAGATAGCTGTGCCATCCCCAATGTCTACTACACCAGATGCGTTGCTTACAACTGGGTGCAACGAGAATGTTGCTGTCCCACCTGTGTCGCCATGGATATAGATTAGGTCTCCGACCTTCAACACGCCAGAGGCATCATTGAAGTAACCAGAGGCATCTATAGCTGTCTTAGCATCTGTAGATGTGTAGCTCCACATTTGAGGAGCATTGCCAGCTTTAGCTTGACCACCGATTGGTTGTAGTCCTGTTGAATCAAAAGCCATAATATTCCTCCTATTCTCTACAAGTGATTTCTACGATACCGTCTCCATCAATAGACACAGAACCAGCAGAGAACATACTGTTGACCAAGAAAGAAGTTTTTTCTGGTACATAGTTGATTTCTGTTTTTTGGTTCATGTTGACTGCCATACCGATTGCAGAACGGTGATACGCAAATACTTTCCTGTCGCTTGAGCCATCAATAGATAAACCACCTTCGTCTCTATCTCCAAGTACATGGAAATTGAAACCTAGGAATGTATTGATTTCTCCAGAAACAAGAGCTTTGATTGATGCAAAGTCGCTTGAGATTGCTCTCTCATCACCTAGTAGACCAGATAGTGAGTTAGCGTGAATCACAATATGTCTGTCATCAAACGGAACATTTTTAGCATCCATAGCTTTCTTAGCAGCTATTAGCTTACCTACGTTCAAGTTTGATGCAGTTGCTGAACCAGTTGTAACAACAGTATTTGCAACTGTTGATGGTGATGATTCTGCATCTAGTGCATCAATGATTAGTTGGTCCATTCTACGCCCAATAGCTTTTGAAACTACTTGAACAAGTTCTGACCTCTCATCAAAGTTCACCTTTGCTTGGTGGAATACGTCTGAGTATTCAGCAGCGTTGAAGTCGCTCATTGTTGCAGTTACTTGTGAGTAAGTAACATTTAACGGAGTTACATCTGTCTGTGGAATACGAGCAGTCGCACTACCCTTACCAAGTTTTGGGAACTTGTAAGTGTTGCCTTGTACACCTTGTCTTAGCCTTACAGTATTAAGAAGAACTGATTCTCCTTGATACGCTTGTTTCACCTCGGCATCAAACAAAGTAACAAAAGCATTAGTGATTGACTGTGCCATAGTTTACTCCTTGTTTAACACATTTAAAAAATATACTTTAGTTATCGAGGGAACCTCGGCTAAAAAAATGATGCACTTCCACACCAGCCAGAGGCGAATAGGACATTCGTTATCTCGGATATAATAATAATATATTTTCTAGGTGATTACAAGTCTTATATTTCACCAGTATCTACACTACCAGGAAACGCCTGTGCAAACTTCTGTTCTACCTGTCTCCTGAAAGATGGATCTGACTTATATTTAGGATCAGCAACCATTTCATACAGCTCATCTTGGCTCGGCATACCGTCCATCTCAACTGTCGCTATAGGTATCTGTTGCTCTCCATAATACTTCCTGACTTTGTTTAGTGCGTTGATGCCACTAGCAGTTGCAGCAAATACTTTGAACTCCTCAAAATCATCCTCTGACCATACACCTTTGGAAACTAATCCTTGTCCCCATTGCTTTATACCATTAATAATTTGTGGAGCATTTGGTCCTAGTTTCTGCGTTTCTTCTTCTACATTGATAGATGATTCTTCCTCTTGCATATCGGCTAGTTCACGAAACTTACCGACTAACTTATCAAAAGCCTCTTGTGTTGGTTTGTTTTCGTTTGCCCAATCTACAAATTCTTGTGCGAGTGGATCTTCTTCTACATCAATACCCTCAAAGACGGACAAATCATATTCTTTTGGTGCTTTGTGTTTACCCATAGAAAACTGTTTTTGTAGCTCTTTATAAGAATTGTTTAAGTCCTCTACCTTTACACCCTCTTTTGCATCCCAAAACTTATCCTCTAAAAACTCTGGCTTTTCTAAGACCTCATCTTCAGACGCTGGTTCTATAGTTGGCTGTTCTTCTGTCTCAGCCTTGTGTGGTATTTCTACCTCTTCTTCTACAGGTTTTTCTTCTGATACAGGTGCCTCTCCCATCAGTCCTTCTTGTTGTATTTCTTTTTCGTCATTCATGCTTTCGCCCTCTCAATTCTAGTTTGTATTTCTCTTATAATACTATTCTGCCCCTCTCTCGCAAAACCAAAGCTAGTATCACCTCCTGGTATCCAAGTCGGTTGATGTAGCGTTTTGCTGATAAGGTATTTCAAAACTTTCTTTCCCTCTTCTGTATCAAAGGTTCTAGCAAAAGATTTATCAATAGCAATAGTATCATCTCTAAGTTGCATAGGGTTCTCATCAAGAACCTGTATGCCATCCCACCCTGACTTGCTCATGCACTAACCTCTTCAGCTACTGCACTTGCTGGTTCTTCCATAGGTGGTTGTTCAGGTGGCTGCCCTCCTTGTGCCATCCCCTGACCTTGCATAGCCATTTGCATACTCTGTTGTATAATGGCTTGTTTTTCTTGTGGCGTAGTTCTAAGGTTTGATGGTATCCCTAGCTTATCTCCTATATGCGTAGCGATTACATCAGGTTTCATCTCAGCTACCCCACCAGGTCCAAGTGAACCTGCTATCTGTACGAACTGCATAATCTCATTTATCTCCTCTAAGTTTTGTGCTTTAGCAAGTGGACTGACAGGAACAACTTTTACTTCTAAGCCATTGACTTTTAGTGGTAGTTGTATCAGTCCTTTCTTGTCCATGATAGAAAGCACACGAGTTACTATTGGCACCATAGTTTCTGTAATCAATCTGCCAAAAGCAGAACCCATGTTTTGTGCCAACTCTTTCATTCTTTCCACAATCTCAGTAGCAGACCTAGCAGACATATTATCTGGTGGTAACGTGTCATCTAGCAATGTCTTTTTTATGTTCATCCTCAAATCATTGATTACAATTTGAGAGACATTGAAATCACCAGAGCGAGGTAGTGGTGCGAGTGAGGCACCTTGAGGTCCACCATTTCTAGCTACTGGGATTATGGATCCTGGTGTAATTCTGATGTTAGATGGATTGATAACACCATCATCTGCTGCTGTATAGACACCTGCACAAGCTATAGATGCGTTCTTCAAAAGAAGTTCTAATGTTTTGTTTAGTGTCTTGATGTCTGGTATTGCAGTTACCAAAGGTCCCCTACCAAATACTTCTCCTGCTACCTTCATATAACGTGATACAATCCAAGGTGTCTCATCCATTCTACGAAACAATAACTCTTCAGCAGTTTTCTCGTATATTAAATGATAGCAATAGTCCCCTCTTTCAATATCGTATATGACTGCCTCACACAGCTCAACTTGCTCCTGTGGTTTTGTTTCCATAAGTTTTATCAGGCTCTCTGGTATTTCTGCATCAGGGAACTCTCTTTTGATTGCCTCTACTCGTAGTTTGTATTTACGATACACATTATCTACAGTTCCGTATGGTCCTTCTTCCAAGGCTATCAAGTATTGTGGTATGGCTGTGAACCTGATTGGGTTTACATCATCCCCCTCTTGTATCAGCATTACTGCTGTTCCAACACAAAGATCTAGCAAAAACTCACCTATAGCCAAGTCAAAGTTTGACTGACGTAAAACTGTAAACATCTTGTCAAGGTAAATATCAAGTGCTTGTTGCACTTCTGCTCTTCTCTCTGGTGGTATATCATCCCCAGGTTCTAAGCGACACCATTTCTTGTAGGGAGGAAACAATCCTGATTGTATTCGGTTGGCAAACCTTTGTGTAGAATGAACTGCTGTGCTATCAAAAACCATATTCATTTTATTCTGACCTGGTACATGACCTTCGTAGTATCCATCATATAAATTTCTTTGAGGTAGTGCATATCTATAGCAATCCTCATAGATTGTTCTCCACAAATCCTTTCTGCCAAACGCTTTCTTTGACCTGTCAAGAACTTCTCTTTCGTTTAGTTTTATCATGTTTTCTTATGCCTCTGTGCAAAGTTTCTAGCACTTTCTTTATTTCTAAATCCCCAAGCCTTGAGTGCTAATGCAAGTCTTGTTGGTCTACCTTTCTCATCCTTCATGGGTCCTTTCATACCAGCAAATCGTGCAGCGAAAGAGACTCTCCTTGGTCCTGTGCCAGTCTTTTGTGGACTTCTTAGATTGCTCCCCTCTTTCCGTTTAAAGTAATCTCTACCTGCTTGATTCAGTCCACCTTTTGGGTTTTGGTATTTCTTTGCTACCATTAGAACAACCTAAAATCGAACAGACCACCTGACCGAAAAATATTTAAAGTGCTTTCAATTCTTGTCCCTAAATTCACATTTTGCAGTAACCCTCTCTCTGCTAAATCGGCTCTTGCCCCTTTTGCCTGTTTTTGATCTCTCTGCAATCTTGCTATATTTGATCGTGTTAGCCTTTGTTGATTTTGGAAACTTATCTCTTTTCTTTGTTGTGCAACATTTTTTTTTGGTCGGAAATCTAAAAAACCACCAGGTAATGTTAGTTCTTTTTTCTTTGAATCATAATTTAAATTTAAGTCTTTAGATGCACTTTGCATCTTTTCTTCTATAACTGGCTCCATCTTTTTTGCAACAAGACTTGCTATCAAATTTTTAAATGTTCTTTGCTCTTTTGATTTTGCTCTCTCAGCTTTTCTCTTTGCTACAAATTCCCTTGCTGCATCACCAGATATTTTTTCTGTTCTGATAACCTGTCTCTTACCCCCAACATCACCATAGACTTTTCTAAAAACTAGTGGCATTAGTACCTCATCAAACCTTTTTTTCTAGCAGAACGAGCTGTTTGTTTTTTCTTTTTCTTTTTTGTTTTTTTTGTTTTTGTGTAATAAGCCATGACTACGCCTTTTTCTTTTTGTTTCTTAGCATAGCAAAGTCCTCTCTGCTAATCTTGCCATCCTTGTTGGCATCTAGCTTTGATTGTTTGCCTTTCATGGTTGGTTTCTTTTTCATCTTATACATTTTCATTGTTCCTGGCATTATACTAATCCTTTCCTTTTGGAACGTAACAGGTCTTTATCAGCTTTCCTTGCACCACCTTTACCTGTTACAAAACTTTTTACTCTTCCCATAGCCCAAGCCTGTGCTGATACGTTTCGTGAACCACTACTATAATATGCCCCAAGACCTCTCTTATATACTTTGTCAAGTGTTGACTTACTAAATTTTGCTGTGTAGCTCGCTGGGTATTTAGGCATTTGCTCTTCTCCTTGAGATTTCATCCATCATAGCTTTGGTTAATAATCCTTTTTTGTATAAACGTCTTGTCCTCAATATCTCTGCCTCTTTTGCCTTTGGGTTCTTTGCCCCTGATAAATATTTTAATGGCACACCCTTCTTTGACTTAGCAACTTTTGCAAACTTTCTAGCCATTCTCTACCTGTGTGTCATCTAAAATTCTCAGTTTTGGATTTCTAATGTATGTCATGTTCTTGGGTTCCTTATACCACTAAGTTGTGATCCACTATCGTCAAAGCCTAGCAACTGACCACCCACAACATTCCTTCCAATTCGTGAACTAGGAGTTGGCTCTTCTTTTTTTTGTTCAGGTGCCGTTTTCTTTGCTGTCTCCTCTCTCCTTGGTGGGGGTGGAGTCGGTGGCGTTCTCTTCTTCGGTTTTCTGAAAATACTACCCATTATACAGTTGGTCCTCGTTGTGTTGTCATGTTGTATGGATTCCTAATTGTTTCTTCTTGTGTCATAGCTGTTGGCACACCAAGTAATGCGTTTTCTCTATCTGGTGATAGCAACCCTGACATTGAACCTCTACGCATAGCTATCCTTCTTGCTGCAAGTTGTTTTTTCTGCCTCATCTCTTCTGCGTTTGCCCTTGCCTCTCTTTCGGCTATGGCTGCATTGGTAGCATCCATTTCTGGTGGTCTTGTGTACTTAGGTGTTCTGACAAGCATACCCATATATTATTCCTTTCGCATCTTGCTATATATTATCATATCTTTTGCATCAAAGGTATATTTTTTTAATACACCCTCTCGTACAAAGGATATACTCTCAATCCATTTGATTGCTTTTATATTACTAGCTAAAACTGTAACATGGATTCTATGTAAATTCAACTCTTCCATTATCAGGTCCATAAATCTTAATGCACCTCTATGAAATCGTATCTTATTTTTGCTCACCAATTTTGTATCTGGTATCATCCAAAGCTCTGCAACACCATACCATTGTGGACTAACACCAAAGCATAACATAGGTTTCCCACCATCTATGACAGCATAACCATACCCATCCTTTGACGCATCATCTAAGTAGTCTGCATAGTATGGCATTTCTTTCAAATGTTTTTGGTCATGGTCGGTGAGATCCATGATGTTTAGAAGATAAGACTTGAATGGCACAACAGACAAGGATGTACCAGAAGTTCTGAATATCGTTTCTAATGTTTCCTCATTCATGCTCTTTCAGTCTCATAGCTATCTCTTTCCATAACACCCAGTCCATGTAGACACCAGGTTGTTCATAATCTTCTACTAGTATTAGCAAATCAGCAGAGCCTTTCCACTTCTTGATTGTTGTAAAGCCACCACCATTCTTTCTAGCTTTGACCTCACAGTTGAGTCCACCTATCAAATCTACCTGAACATCATGGGGGAAAGCTGCCAAAGCACCAGACAATGGCTGTCTCCTTGCATCAATATCCATGGATTGGAATAGCTTTACTATTTTGTTTTCTACTCTTGTGCCTTTACGTTTGGCTGAACTTGTCATGCAAATATATCAAAATCTGTGTTCGCAACTGCTTGTTTGAACTTTGGATTATGTCCCCTTGTTAGTTGTCTATGCTCACCACCACCAAGAACAAGATACATATACGCATCCCCAACATGTGAGTGTTCATTCTTGTTTGGTGTATCTCTGTATCGTTCACCACCAGATATTTGCACCCTCTTGAAATGGTAGCCACCTGATAGTGCTTTGCGTAATCTCTGGCATTTTTTGTCAATAAGTATGCCAGGTTTACCTTCAATCAGTCGGTTCATTGGCATAGCACCAGCCTCTCTTCTTACACGAAAGTCGTTACTATTAGTTGGTCTTGCTACCAAACCTATAGACTTGAGATGGTCAAAAGCAGTAACTTCGTATATCTGGTCCCTCTGCATACCAGCGGGATCTCCCCATACGAGTGTATCATACTTGGGAAATCGTGAGGCTAGTTCTGACTTGAGCATAGAACCAAATCGTTCTAAACCCATATCAAACGTAACCAACTCGTGATAGATATGCCATCTGCCATTCGCCATCTTCTGTCCAAAGATTGCAGCAGGGGTCAAACCAAAGTCAACACCTACTTGTATCGGCACAGAAGGATCAGGCTCTAGTCCATCTTCTGCCATCAAGTTATCATCATACTCGTTCATTACTGGTTTACCTTCTTGGACATAGGTATACAAACCCTGTGCATAACAGCGTATCCAATCGGTATTCTTTCCAAGCAATGTTTGCTCATAGTACCCAGTGGGCAAGTTCTTCTTGTTTTCTGCGAGTGGGTTAGTTGCCCACCAGGTATTTGCTGAGAACACAAAGCCATTTGCCTCTGGATTCTCTGGCAACTCATCTGAATCACATTCTTCTACAGCACCAGGCTGTCTGAAGAAGGACCACTTATACTTACCTCTCATCTTTTCTTTTTCTGCTAGTCGGTACCACCAATGGTCATCATCCATAGGGTTGGTGTCCATGATGATACCACGCCAAGGACTTGCACCACCATCAGATAGTGTAGGATACCTACCTACCCTGTGTGTCAATCCATCTATAACTGCCTTGGGAAGTTCCCTCGCCTCGTTCACCCATGCACCTGTCAACTCCATGGATAAAAGTTTTCGCACATCTTTCGGCTGATCCAAAGCGAGGAATATGACTTCGCAGTCTATACCTGGGGCGTTGTCTCTTGACGGAAGTTTTATGTGGTGTGTCAATGGAGGAGACCAACGGAAAGGTCCCCAGATATTCTCAGGAAACAACTCTTGCCATGTCTTTATGGTAGTTGTTCTTAGTTCTGGATAGGAGTTTCTGACGACTACAAAGCGACTATACTTGATGCCATCTCTTGGTGATGGGACTTGACTAACTGCTTTGAGCATAATCTCAGCAGCACAAGCGTACGACTTGCCACTACCTACAGGTCCCATGATACCTCTTACAAATGATTTATCTTGCAAGAACTTCCACACCATGGGTGAGGTAGAGAAGTCAAGATTGAGATTTGTAATAGCGTTACTCATGTTCCTCCAAGAACTCTATAATACTATTTATCTTTTCTTCAGTAGCCAAAGACTTACGCAACGTCAATCCTTTGTAACTACTTTCCTTCATCCCCATCATGTGTGCCATCAGTTTGACTGATAGGGTTTTCTGTACCATCAGGTTCATTATCTTCGCCTGTTCTGGTTTCGTTAGTTTTCTCACTGTACGCAACATCCTCTACTTCACTTTCTATTATCGCACCAGGTCCTTGCATTACTATACCAACTACAGAAGGCTTGTCCATATCATCTTGCTTTTCTAACATACCTGTTGCTTTGGCAAGTGTTCTCAGGACTGATACCTTATCGTGTAGTTCCACTTCCAGTTGTGGACCCTCTTTGGTCGGTGTCATCTTAATTTTCTTGATTGCTTTGATTGCTTTGTTAGATATTTCATCAGGACTTTTGACACGAACATATCCAGTAGAATCCCAGTCTAGTATCTCATCAATACTTGCTGTGGCAATATCAACCAGTTCTTGAGCTACTGCATCTTTACTATGGTCCAATATCTCAGACTTCTGGATACGTTTCTGTACCACCCTTACACCACCAAACCTATCTAAAGGTGGTCGTGCAACTCTCTTTTTAGAAAGGGATCTCGTCATCAAAACTTTCCTCTTTAGAATTAGGTGTATTACCCCATGCTCTAAAGAAACCAACTATATCGCCTTTGTTGTATTTTGATGCGTCATCTATCTTCTGATATATCTTAATATCAATCGCACCTTTGATTGGTTCTCTGGTCTTGGTTGTATCATCCCAGTTAGAACCCTCCCATACTTCAATAATGTAATCACCTTCGTTCATGGTAATCGGTTTCATTAGTTTAAAGGTACGATTGCTGTGTGTAGGTCCACTCATAATATTTCCTTTCATATCTATATTATGGATATAGTATAACAGTTTCTGAAAAAATTGCAAAAAAATTGTGTGATTGGGATATGTATATACAAGCCACCCCCACCCCAAAGGGGTGTCCCTTCATTATTTTTTTTAAGAGGACTTCCAACCCCAAGATATACACAGATTCTATTCTTTATATATATATGCTCTCTCACCCCACCTAAAAATAATTAACATTTTTT